TTGGGATAGGTTGGGCTATCCCGTCTGATTTATTGAATATCGCCGCAAACGGACGGGTTTCCCCGGCAGCTATCTCAATAATTCCGGCAAAAGTCCAGATCACAGAATTAGGTCTTTTGGCTCTACGGTTGGCAATAACGGTTACATTATTCCTGACTGTTTCCCACGGCTGCGGCACGCGGATTTCGCGGTTTATCAGATCGGATGTTAGTGTCGTTGTCGTTGGATGTGTGTAACTTATCGGGTAGAAACATGCCTTACCCTTGCGGTCAATGAAGAATGTGCCCATATTAGCGGTCGCCAGTCCACGAATAATGTCAAGGCAGTTTTCATCTGACGGGTCAAATACCTGTAATGGTTGGTTGGTACTCTGGATGTTTCTCGGGTTGTTCCAATTGGCGATAAACAACGTCTCATTAATGGCATCTGATATTGTGATCGAATACATCAGTCCGCGGTTATAAGGCGCATCCGCCAGTTGGCGCATTCCATCTTCAACGGTTATTTGCACTTCCTCTGTGCCACTGACCGGTTGAATGTCTGTAATAAATCCAGTGATGATTTCCTCGGTTATCTTCGTTTCATGGATATAAACCGAAACCTGTACTTCTCTCCCGGGAACGACATTGGGGTATATTGGACTTAATGTGTTATACGGGTCGTATCTCAGGTCACTGTTATCCATAGTCAATAAAGCCTTGCCCGGTTCTATGACCTCAAATCCATTCCCGCCAGTTTCTATGTAGTGTTCCGCGCCACGGAATGAATTAAAATTCGTCATGTATTCGGCTTCATTGACCGGCGCTGATCCATCCCACTTAATATTGGCTATCCAGGTTACATCACCGTCGCCGTCCGGCAAATCAACGGCCGCACCAGTCCCGTAAAGCGTTCCTGAATGGTATTTGAATGCGCCATATTTCGCCATTACCGACCCCGCATAATGTTCTTGACCATAGGCGCAATGGTATTCTCGACTTCCGCCCTATTCCCAAGAGAGAACATCGGCTGGTAGACAAACGTACCACCCCCACTCATCATACGCTGACTGGCAGAATTGCTATTCACATAAGAGCCACGTGGAAGGTTTACAAGTTCTGGCCCGCGTTCACCAACCCATGTCAGACCGGATGCAGCGCCGCCAGTCGCACGTTTTGTTATACTACTGACAATATTCCCGATAGCTCCGACAATACTGATTGACCGGATACCATTCACAACCGCCGTAATGATATTACGGCCAATCCCGCCCCAGTCAACACTTAGCCATGCCTGCTTGATCTGGTCTATCTTGATCTGAATAAGTGTCCATAATGCCTGGAATATCTTGCCTATATCCGTAACTGTCTGCCAGGCCTGTTTTCCGAATATGGCAATGGTCGCCCCGAGCAAAACTATTGCGCCAATCAGCAACCATACGGGCGCAGTTATTGCGCCAAACACACCAACTACAGCCGCGCCAAATCCAGCTCCCGCACCCGTTGTAAAGAATGTTGACACTACTCCAAAGGCCGTTACCAACTGTCCTATTATTACCAGAGCCGGGCCAATGGCGGCCACGATCCCCGCAAAAGCTATTACAGAATCTTGCACACCCGGCGGTAACTTTGAAAACCAATCTATTATCTTACTCAAAGAATCCGCCAGACTCAACAAGGCGGGTGTAAGCCTTTCAATTATTGGTACAAAAGAAGTTGCCAGTTGATTACCGACTTTTGTAAACGCATCATTGATGGGCTTCATAGCCTTTTGTACTTCTTCATTTTTCATTATGAAGCGTTCCAAGTCCATTATTGGGCGCGTAAATATATTGGTCATTGAACGGCCAATGCCGGTTATTTCGCGCCCCAACCTCTGGAAATTAACTCTGGCAGAGTTGGCAGCGGCCGAAGTGTTATCTTTTGCGTTTATGTCAATTTCGATAACTTCTGCCATTACTTCACCTTTTTCTTAGAATCCTTGTCTATTTTCAGATCCATTTGTGTTCTCTGGAAGCGCCAACGCTTGAACCAAATAGCCGAACCCTCCCAGATTACCCACGGTGGGCAACCCCATTCTTTAGACGCTTCCAGCACCTCACTCCAACTGGGCGGTATGCCATTGTTGTTTATCCAACCGATGACCGCCGCCCTTTCAGAGAAGGGAGGAGCGAATTAGCGAATGCCTCCGATGTGTTTTGTTGTTCGATAATGTTCAAGTCAAGGAGTTGTTCATAGGCTTCTTCTTGTGGAATGGGATTCCCAACTTCGTCCACCATAAACCGACTCATTAATTTTAGGGCTAATTTAAGAGAGCCTTCTGCTTCCACTATTTCACGGGTTTTGATCTGTTCAACATCTACTTTGAATTTCATAGACTGGCCACCTCATTGACCACAATAATCGAAGCAAACAGCGCGGCGGTAGAATTGTAGCGGGCGATGAAATGCCCGGTCACAATATCATTACCGTCCTGTTCGTCGATCTTCTCGAAGGTATCCCATTTACCGGCAAGGTTGATAATCATGCTGTTGTAGGTATACAATGCCCCGGCTGTGGCTAACGCGCTACCCTCGCAAAGTATCTTGATCTGTCTGGCAGTTCCAGACCTCCATGCGGCTTTTTCGGCAGTCGCGGTAGCATTATGCTCAAAGGTAATATCCAATTTGATCTCTGGTTGTACCTGCTTGATGAATGACAAATCCAACCGTCCAGAACCTGTGTAAACCGCCTGCCAACCGGTCGTGGCACTCAGCTCCGCGCCTATCAAGGTATTACTGACAAGGGTCGTTCCGAGAGTATCCGAACTGGCATCAATGTAAAGTTTGGATTTACTGAATAGTGCTTCTTCGACATCTGGAATTGTTACGGTTGCAAATCCATCCGAATCGCTGGCAACTTCACGGCCTTCCCATGTGGCTTTGATCTTCCATGCTTCACCGGCTGTACCGGATAAGGTGAATTCCTTGACAAACCCAAACCCGAACTTTTCTACTTCGTTATTGTCGCCGCACTTAAAGGAATAGGTTTGCAGATCGGACGATTCCACTGTATCACTGGAAACAATCGGCCAGGTATAAGTACGGATGTAATCCGTTCCAGAATCGGTAGTTGGAGTAACATTTTTTATAGCCGCGTCCAGAATATGTGGAAGTTGTTCAAACGTGGCTTCAATTTCATCCATTTCGAGAGTAGCCGCAAGTTTGGGGAAATACTGCCTGTCTGTCCCGGCGAAAATACCAATATCCTCTTCCGGGAACACGCTCTCACGCGAATCTGCAAGAGTGCCAATTCCGCGCCACGGCGAGAAATCCGTTGTTGCTGTGCCCTGAGTAGTCTCGCGGCTCATTTGGATCTGGCGTAATGCTTTAATTCCGTTCGCCATTAGTTACCTCCTTGACTTTTACCGATAATTTTTCAACATATAACCCCGTTGAGAGCAGATACTCTTTTCCGAAGTGTTTCACTTCTGCGAGTGTTAAATTGCGCGCGGGAATTCCCGGAATGAAACCCTTGCCAATATATTTCATGTTGCCTCCATTACATTTACCAATCCCATACCGATAAGGTCTGATAGAACTTTGTGATCCATAATATTCCCAATATGCCGGGCGTATCTTTTTACTGTGGTAAGTTGTAACAATCCGGCATTATCAACCGCCCCATCAAACGGATGTTCGTCTGACATATAATTGTCGTTACGCAATAAGAACGGAGTTATCCTACTGACATACGCCATGAATTGACAATGATGGGCAAAGCAGTACGCCATAGTCCCGTTGTAATTAACCCGGTAATCCATCTCATTCTTTGTGGTTTCCAAGTGATAATCATAAGGAATTTCTACCGAGGTACAGAAGTCATAATCCTCTTCATCGGATATGAACTTTCCGACTTCCAAAACCGCATTATCGTTAGCCCATTTCTTTGTATAGTGCATCCACTTTTGGAGTGTGCGCACGGGGTAGCAGGAAGCCTTTCCAACATCCGGGAAGGTCTTCAACAGGTGTTCGCACGCATCCCACCAACCCGGATAAAAGAGCATATCATCATCACACAGGGACATTATCGCGTCTGTCCTGACCATGCGGAACAGGGCGACCCGCGCATTCGACTTGCCTATGTTGGGAGATAGTATCAATGTCTCTGGTTTATATTCATTCTGTAACCAATCGGTCATGTCTTTACATGAGCCGTTATCCCAGACCATGACGGGAATACCCGGCGCACCATGCCGCATACTTTCAAGGCAGGCTTTTATCACATCAAAGCGGTGCGAGTGGTATCCGTCCCTGTTTGGCAAGTGGGTAATAACGGACATTATCCGCATTGGCAATTCGGGGAGTTTATCAGCCCGTAAAGGATTATGCCCGATTCTCAACTAATGCCTCCTTCAAGATTTCCTCACTCTTTGAACCGCCCGCCATGAGAATCAGCTCGTCCAGTTTAGACATGAGATACCTGTTCTCTTTGGCAGCCCCATCGAACATGCCGACCTTTATGGATTCCTCAACATATTTTGCCACATCCACCATGAATTGATCCATCCTGTTTTTGCGCTTGGCTTTATTCCCGGTCATTTTGACGAGTTCAAATTGTGCCTGGCATTTCTTGCCAAGTTCTGTAGCGTTGACAATCGCGAGGTCGCGATCTTTTATGAATGTCGCTGCACAGAATTCAAATTCCTGCCGGCTGAACAAATGGTCGCCCGTAGCATTGATCTGCACATCGGCTTTGTTTTTGTACCGCTTGATCTCCTGTTCTGCGCCACGTTGCAGGCCATAATTAGCACCAAGTTCGGACTGTTTCTGCAACAGGGCTATCAACTCTTTGTCATTCTGTCCGGTGTTCAAGTAACCCACGATAAGGCTATTGGCTTTCTCACAGGCATCGTTATATGTATCAAACGCCGCTTTCAATGGCGGGTTTATCTCTTTGAGTCTTTCATCAAAGAATGAATATG